TTAGGCTTGGTTTAAAGCGGGTGTGGGGGATTTTGTGGGGACTCTTTTTGAGTTCCCCGCGTAGTTCGCAGTGAAGTTCGGCGCAAGATGAGCATATCTCATTACCATATCGAGCGACCGCCATGCGCCTAGCTTCATTAGTACCTCAAGCGGGGTTCCGGCCATAACATGCCAGCTTGCCCATGTATGCCTCAGCCCGTGAAAAGTAAAATCAGGATCTATTCCTGCGCGTTTTGCCGCCTTGTACCACGCTGCGGTTGTTACCCGAAAAATTGGATTACCTCGATACGTGAAAACATATTTTGGGTGACGTGCGCTTTTCTCATCCTTGTCTTTTTGCTCATAACGCTCTTTGATTACAGCCATCGCGTCTTCGTTGAGAGGGACATTGATATGTTTTTTCCCTTTTGCTGCGTCGGCCCATATCCATGCAATATTTCGATTTCGGTCTATATCATTCCAGGTTAATTCGGTAACGTTAGCCCGGCGCAGGCCTGTAGCAAGCGAAAATCTGGACATGTCCGCTAAATGCGTTGGGAGCTCAGCAATAAATGCATCAGCTTGCTCTTGCGTTAACCAGATAAAACGCTCATTTTCTTCCGCCAAGTGGGGGATTTTAGGTACGCCAGATAATTTGTCTTTTGAGTGGGCATAGTTGAGTACCGCAGAAATGACAGCCAGGAAGCGATTAGCGGTTGAGGCTGAGCGGGTGATTAAAAGCTCTTTGCGAATTTTTAACATCTCATCGGTCGTAATCGAATCAATACTTTTTCCAGTCAGTTTAACGGTCAGCCATTTAAGCCTTAATCTATCCGTCTCGAAACTCTTTTTATGAACGGCATGCTCATCGACCCATTGCAGTGCCGCCTCATCCCACGTTTGAACGAGCCGGTCTCCTAGTTTCGATGCGCGCCAAATGTGAGCACGTCGGCGGTCATGGTACTCTTGCGCGGCTTGGCGCTCGGTTGCCCCAGTCGTCTCTCTAACTCTTTTGCCGCCGATCTCCCACTCACACCAATAGACGTTTCCACGCTTATAGATTGACACAAACCCCCCTCTTCTTTTTTTTGTGATCGATATTGTCCGCGCAACCAGTCCGCAAGGTCAACATCAAGAAAAACCCAGCACTTACCCGGCTTCGCCCCTGGTATTTCACCCGCACGAGCCTTAGCTTCAAGCGTATGCGGATGCAGGCGCAGGAAGAGGGCAGCTTCGTTGAGGTCGAGGGTGCGCATGTGTCAGCCGTTATTGCTGGCGCGTCCCTGCGCCGCATCATTGCGCATTTTCGCAACTCTTGAAATGTTACGGATGCTGATTTTTTCATGCAGCTGCTCGATCAGCTTCTTTTGTATGGCGCTTGGCGGCATCCCTGAACAGGATAATGTGTTGATATAGCGATTGCGTTGATAGCGCAGATAGGTTGAATACAGGCGCATTGGAACGAGTAAGCGGCCATTTCCGCACGAGTCATAGGACTGTGCTTCACGGTCTAAAATTCGCCAAATTTTCAGGAAATCATCCACGCCGACCTCTTCTGCGATTTTTAGCCAGTGTTGTTGTACCCCCATCTCGCGCAGCTCATCCATGCGCGGGTCACGCATTTTTTGCTCAATGGTTTTTTCGAAATTTGAAAGGGTGCATATATGTTGGTACCCACCCCCCCGGCGGCGAGGGGATGGATATGCCTGCCGACCCCCCACCCCTTCGAACAGTTCCCCTTGTTGCGCGTGATTCGTGGCGGTTTCATGCTCTGAACTTCGCTTTTCATGCTTGCTAAACATCGTTCCCCCTTTGTTCTTTCATTGCTGAACTTCGCTTTCTACCCAAACGCCGAATAAAAACAGTTGTGACAGGCTAACTGTTTTAGCCCGTTATTGACCTTAGTTGCAGCCCACGCACGACCGCATCACTGCGCCGTATACCTATCATGTTTGTATAGGTTTTGATTTCTACCGCTGCCACCCCGTATGAGAGTTGCGCCAGCCAGCAACTTGTTAAGCGCATCGCTTCGCTCATCACTTCAACCCTTACCTTTAAGTTGCTTGAGTAAGTCAGTCACCGGCGTGTTCATCTTGGCCAACGGGTTCGCACGATCTATCTCACGCGTTAGACTGCGCATTGCAATGTGTGTGTATATCTTCGTGCTGCTCGCGTCTTCGTGACCCATCAGCGCCTGTGCATTGAGCATATTCACGTTCTCTTCGATCAACTCAGTGCCAAACAAGTGACGCATTGCATGCGGGTGCAACTGATCAGCAGGAATACCAGCGCGCCGTCCATACTTGGCTATCATCTCCAACACAGCACGGCGATTCAAACGCCGCTTTTCGCCGCGATACTCATCAATCGTGCAAGTGCGATTTTTTTTACTGACGAACAACACTAGATCACCGTTAGCCAGGAGACGGTTAATCACCTTCAAATCTTCAAGCGCCATATACAGACGCAGCAACATATCGGCCTCAGGCGGCACAGGGATACGGCGCTCTTTGTTGCCTTTCTCTGTCACCTTCAAAATCAAGCGCGCTTTACCGTCAACCTCATCCTCGATCACGTTGCTTACATTCAGACTCACCAAACCCGAGGCGCGCAAGCCGCAACCCACTAACAGCGCCAACATCGCACCATCGCGCACCCCTTCAAACGTGTTGAAATCAGGTGCCCACATCAGTTTCTCGGCACTCTTCAGCGTCATCACACGCGGAATCTTTCGGCCTGACTTTGGATAAGGCAGGCCCTCGGCGGGATTGCCGCGAATATGCTTGTTATCCAGCAGCCAGCGAAAGAACTCACGAATGGCGGCCACATGCGGGCGGCGGCTCAATGGATCAGTCAGACCGCGCTTATGCAGCCAGATACCGGAGAACACCACCAGCTCGTCATGAGTGGCCAGCAGCGGATCGCGCTGAGCGAAGAATTCAACCAGGCGAGAAAGCGCGAGTCGATACGCCTGCACCGTCCGCTCAGAGCGGCCAGCGTTGTGCTGTTTGAACTCAAGGAATGATTCGATCAGGTCGTTCATTCCATCGGTACCGGAGTGAGTGTTTTCAGCAAATACAGAGGATGTCCGGGGTGCCCGTCCTTTGTCAGCGACAGGCAATGCAGCGTAGGCAGCAGCCTACGCACTTCAGCATCTCGCCCCCTATGTGTTCCGTTCGCGCCCCACGCCGCGACAATAACGCCAGCCTCTTCTGCCAGCGCCATCAAGTACAAATCGTTTTCAGGACCGATAGGATCGTCCACGACCTTCATATCCTTTGGTTTGGTGGCACGGAAGGCAAACAGGTTCGTCATATATAACCCGCCGTAGCCCCATGCCTTAGCAAAAGCTATACAGCGTCGTATTGTCTGATCATCCAGTATCTCGTCAGCCGTGCTCGGGTTAAGGCCCACAAACATCACATAGCCGTCACCACCAATCCACTCGCGCCACAGCGCATAGCGGTATATGCGACAGGGTGAAAATATAGTTTCTCTAGTCACATGCTTAATCATTTTCACCTCTTTCAAAGTACCCACTAGCAAAACAAGCCGTGGATGCGTGGATGGCTTCAATATCACCACTCAAACCCTTGCTGCTATTGGAAAACATCACCCACGACCATCCACGGAAAACCCGTGGATGGCACTTAAAACCCGTGGCTTCTTTTTTAGGCAGTTGTTCATATCCGTGGATTGGATTTTTCATTTTTAGCCCGTCTTTTCTTCTTTCTTTCTTTTTAAAAAGAGAGAGATAGAGATATAAACGGGGTCGAAATCGAAAAACAGCGTTCGTGGATAAAACAGGACAAACCGTGGAAGCCAAAACGCAACTCGTGGAAAAACAACCCAAACCCGTGGGAGCGTTCCGCTCCACGATCAATGACTTAGCAGAAAAAACAGCTAAATCCACGCATTTCGGTGCGCCCCCCCCCCTTCCTTTCAGAATATAAGGGCGAAGCCCGCCCCAAGGCGGTAGCTTTCCTATCAAGGGGGTGCGGGGGAGGATGTAGGTCATTGCATAATCCCCGTTCCTGGAGTTGCATAAAGACTAAACAGCTCTAGCTTTGAGAGGCTAATGGCGGTGAGGTGGCCGATACGACGCTCACCGATGGTGCGCTCTACCGAATCCGACACAATCACCCCGGCCTGTTGCATTTGCTTCTTAAACACGCGGTCAGACTTCACCGGCAGGCCGTTCCATTTCTCACGCAGGGCAGGAGTACGGGATAAGTGCTCCATCACGTGACTGGTGCGGATCAGCAGGCACTCCTCGCCGTTGACATCACCCCAAGCATAAGGGTGAAAGTATTGGCGTGACGCAATCTCAGACAGCAGCGTTTCCACGATCCATACCCAAGGCTCACGGTCGGAGCTGGTTTCCTTGATATGGCGGTTCATCTCCTCAAGCAAGTCCTGGCTGAAATCGCCCTGCTTGGGGTCGATACCCGAGAACTCGCACAGATAGCGCCAGCAAGTGAGCAGCGCCGCATAGTTACTGGCCATACGCACCGCGCCGTCGTCCTGCTTTCCCGCCATTGAGCGATCGAGGCAGAATTCACGCATGCGGCCATACAGCTCCAGTACCTGCCCGCGTTGCAACGTGGACAAGAACTCTAGCCACTGCTTTACAGGGAAGCGCGGCAGATCGTCCGACATAATCGGCCCCTTCTTACCCGTCAGCTCTGTGCGCACCAGCTTACCGATCAGTGACCGCACCGGCACATCTTCACCGGCCAGCAGCACCGGTGCCGAGATTAAGAACTCCGTCATGTCCGAGCCGCGACGGTTTACCGTGTACTGGTAATTCTCTTGCAGCAGCCCCACAGCCTTGTCGATGATGTCCTGACGGCGTGCCGAAAGCTCTTCCCATCCCACAGGGTGTGAGGTATGCGAGATCGAGGTGAGCAGGCGGAACTCAGTTTGCAGCGACTGGCCAGAAAACATCGTGAAGCCCAGCGACCGCTCCATGCGCTTAATCAGCGTCGATTTACCTTGCCCCTTATCCGCCTGCATCATCATGTGCGGCCAGAATCCAAGCAGCACCTTCAAATGTCCGCCCAAGCCCCACACCATCGGCAGCAAGGCCGCGTTCTGCTTAAAGGTAGCCTGATACGCCTCGATCACACGGCGTGCGTCAATGACGGTGCCGGAGTTAAACGAAAGATTATGGTACGGGCACTGCTGTTCGGGGTTGGTGAAATAGCAATCCGGCCCCTCGTTCACAATCAGCTTGCCGTCGCGGTAGCACAGCCCGACGAAGTTGGCCGCATTGCGCGCCCCGATATTCGCCGCCCGCTCTAAAATATTCACCATGCGTGAAAAGGCGGACTGGTTATACACCGGCCCCAGCTTCTTCCACGTCTCGATGTTATGCAGCCGCTCATCTTCAATCGTGCGACGCACCAGCGTGGCCCCGTGGCGTGGTGTCTGCACGCTGATGGCAAACGATACCTTGGGTTGATTATCATCATCCCCCGTCATGGTGGACGTAGCCCCGGCAATTGTCACCCGCGAAATTGCCGCGATACGAAAGCCGCACAGCTCCGCATACTCCAGTCGCGTCTCTTTGGTCTCTGCGTCGATCTTCTCGGTCACGTAATTGGTGAAATCCTCCCGCACGCGGTATCGCCAATATTTAGAGTCATCGTGAGACGGTAGATACACACGCCGCTTACCTGTAAAGCCATCTTTCTTATCAAGTCCGGGTTGTCCCGGTATCAGCCAAGGCTCTAACCTATACAATGCACGCTTCAGCGGCTCCAGTCCCATCGGCTTCTTATCTACGCTAGGCTTGAGCCAGTCATTCACATCATTGATCGGCTCCTCGTCGTCATACTTCCAGCGTTCCTGATCGACCATCAGCGCCGAAATATCGAGCGAAGTCAGCCTCTCGTGCAAATCCCAAGCCGCCTTTAAGCCCGGGCGGATACCCTTGTCATTGGGCTGATCGTTATCCATACAGATCACGACCTTCTTACCCTTCAAAAATCCCCAATTGATATTGCCCACATTGCCCGTGCCGCGTGTGGCGAAGGCTGCTGATCCGTTCAACTCGCAGCACTCAATCGACAGCGCATTGATCGGCGACTCAACGATATAAACCGTATGCGCCGCATGCAGCTTCTTAATATCCGAAGTCCAACCGTAGCCATATTTCTCGCCCTGGCACTGCGTCTTCACATTGCCGTTTTTAACAGGGTCGAGATAACGCATATCCACCGCCATCACGTGACCGGGATTAAGTGATCGCGTGATAAATACTACCGCAGGCCCGCCATGCCCCGCATTGCCCTCGGCTACCTTCACGCTGGCATAGTCGTTAAATCCGACACTGCCTTTTTTGATCGCGCGACGAATCACCGCCTCCGAGATCCCGCGCCCCGCCAGATAGTCAACCGCCTTCTCGGCAATCGCACCAACGCTGCGCTCTGCGATGTACTCCGCACGGCTCGCCTCGCGCTTCGGCTCATTCTCATTACGTTGCGGCTTATCGAGCGGGATGCCGTACATATCGTGCAAATGCTTGATCGCATCGCCCACATCGTCCATGCCCAGCACATACATCACCAGATCGATGCACGAGCCGCCATCATCACCGGAGTAATCGCGCCAAGTCTTCGGATTCCGCACCGGCGCAATCTCCACCGACGGAGATTTATCCGCATGGTGAGGGCTGCACCAGTTCCCCTTATTGCCTGGACGCTTCATACCGAGTCGCTCTGCCAACTCTTCAAGATCGATACGATTTTTTAATTCTTCTATGCTTGCCACAGTCTCGTCCCTGTTGTTAATTTATTACCTGCATAAACGCGTCCGTATATCTGCTGCTACCTGTGTGCATTGCAAAGCTCTTGAGTAGCACCTATCCATTAAGTCAGCGTTTCCAGAATCTCTATGCTGGCGGCCTATGTCGCCCATTTTCTTAGCGGCTGATTCGGCAACGAGTGCGCATTGCTCACGTTCATATTTTGTCGCCCACTCCACGCCCAAAGCAAAGGCAGTCAAGTCACTCTCTGTGTACGGCGCGCCCCGCCTTAATTTCGATATGAGCGCCAACCTTATTTCTTCGTTATCCACTATGCGTACTCTTCATGGGAGGAGGCGGGTTTTGAAGCATAATTTCCCGATCAATCGCAGCATCTAAATGTTCACCGTTAATCACCACGTTGTCCGGCACAATCCCGCAGAAAATTCCACCACGATGTATCGTGTCGATGTCGCGCGTTTTCAACCAGCGGTATCGCTCTGCATCTTTCAATGCCAGCTCAAACCGTGGGTGCAGCTTCAAATGGTTAATATCGGGATCAACAATGTCGTTTGTCATCAGCGTATGGAACCCGCCAACCACGCGAAATATCCCACCCGGCGCATCGCTCATAAGTGCCATCGCCCGATCATAAAACGCCCGTATATGCGCTTTATCGTCTGGGTCAAAGAACGACGGCTCATCTTCGCTATCGCTACCATCCGTCGGCATCGGGTAATAGCCGCTCTCTACGTTCTCCAGCAACGCAGCCAGCTTTAGTGCTATTTCAATTTCTTCTTTACGTGCTTTAGCCATCAACATAGTCATCTCCTAAATCTTGCGACAAGCATCAACACACACGCATCCAGATTTACCTTTGAGCCATACAACCGCCGTATGTCCGCTCAGTACTTCCGCATCTGTACGCGTCTGAAACCGTTCTGGAGCGGAGTCGGGATAGCTTCGATATTCGATCTCATCACCCACGTTGACCGACGCATTCCACTTGTCCGCTTCCTGCTGCGGGTTCACTCGTTTTCTTGTCATAATCACCCTCTCAGTCGATGCACCGTAGACCCCGTAATTGCAGGCTTTTCAGGCGCAAGAAAACCGCCCGAAATATCCGCTCCCGTCACCTTCGCCATATCAACCTCGACCTTGGCCAGATCAATAATATTTCTCGATACCTCGCACATCGCCTTAGCCTGGTCGATGTCGATGCTTTTGTCCTTCAGGCCTTTCAGGGTGGCGAACAGGTGTTCGCGCAATTCGGTTGCGTCATTTGCCATGATGGTTAATCCTTCTTTGTAGCGCGCCGGTTAGAAAAATAAGTTGTTTGATTTTTGGGTGATAGTTATGCAACGTATGCCGCTTCATGTGTTCCTGGCGCGTAATTAGCTCAAGATTCGACGGGTCGCAGTTCTCGTGATCCTTGCTTTTGAATACCAGCATCATTCCTTTTGGAATTGGGCCGTACATAGCCTCCCAATTCATACGGTGCGTCCACGCCCACTTGTTAGATTCGGCAATTTTCGTTTTAAGATAACCAATAGTCGCCATTACTGTCGTTCCGACCGGAACAGCGTTATGCGGTATGCTGTCCCGCTTAAATTGAGTCTCTGAAGATCGTCCGCCAGCGATGAAATTCGTACCTTTGTTCCAGGGCATCTGACCTTTCTTAAAACGGGTATCGGAGCCCATCACGCCGTCCAGACGACCGCTATCGGGCCCCGCTTTGAACTCTGTCGATTTCTTTAAACCTAAACGGCATGCCTTGGCATATACAAGATCAACACTGCACCCAATTGCAGCGGCAATAACACTGGCGCGCTGATTTGGATATGTTGTTTTTAATAGTTCAATCTCTGCATCCGTCCACACCTTACGCGGCGGAAGGATTCCACGGCTCTTAGTCATGATTTATACCTCTATGCATACCAACGCTCTCAGGAGCTAGATAAAACTCATCGCCCGGCACAGTCTCTGACACATACCGTGATCGCGCATCAAGTCTCCTGTAACTCATCATCATCCCGACATACAGCCCGTTGGCCACGACGACAAACAGCCCGCCGTAAAAGCTCATCGGCTGATGCAATGCCGGGTAGTAATAGAGATTCCACATTCCCCACAGCGTAAAGAAGCACACGGCAGGCATCGACACGCCGCGCACCTGTTTATGCGCGTACAGCATGCGGCAATGATCGAGCACGAAGAATCCGGCCAGAAGCTCGAATCCGCCGTTGACAAAATCGGCATCAATTAAGGTTGGCATGACTATCTCCCTCTAAAATCAACCTGCTTTGCATCGTCACGTAGCCTTGACTGACCAGATCAGACTTTTGCTGCTCTGCCTCCATTGGGTTTGATGCCTGAACCCGTATTTTTTCCAAGCATTTAGACATCGGAGACAGGGCGGTTATTTCGTAGGTTTGCATTTCTTCGATCTTCATCAACTTGAACTGTTGGATAGACTCAAAGAGACTGAACACATCCATACGAGGCAGACACTCTTCGGCCTTATGAATACCGGCCAACACTGCAACTTGCTCCAATTCGCGCAGCACCCAGATACCGGAAGCATCACCGCGACGGCCTGCGTCATTCATCGCCCGCATCGCGCCCTCGATCACCAGTTTGGCCGCTTCCAAGTTCTTTGGTGGACGCAACTCAAGCGCGCCCCAAACGCAGTTGAGCGCCTGCCCGATACGGTCGTATTGGTCTTTGCTGAAATGCCCCAGCTCCGCAGCAGTGAGCGCGCTATGCAGCACAATGCCGAACTCTTCACGCAAGCCGCGCATGACGGGGATATGGATATGCTTCGGGCGATATTTACGGTCGCACTGCGGTTTGTTCTTGCGGTGGTTCTTGCGGGCGCTCATGCTTGTGCTCCACAGATAGCGCATTCGTCCGCGACAATGATCACGTGCTTGCATGGCTTTGATTCATCTGTAATCACCTCGCGCAATCCGACCTGTACCGCTTCGATGATGCGAATAAGGTATTTCTCGCTGCTCTTATCTCGCTTCAAGTTGTCGCTGACTATAAGGTTGGTGGACAGATACGAGGCATCGCAACTGGTAAAAAACTCGCGCATGTTTCGCTGCCCCATCGCTCCCCAATACCCGACCCATGCACTACTAAAGCAAGTGATCGTTATCTGCGCTTTTCCTTCGGTATAGTCCTCAATGAATACCCGGATCGGATCGAGCGCTTTAACGCCGGTGATCGTGAGCATGGGGACGGTAGATTGTTTGACGTTCATGCTTTGGACTCCTCTTTAACGCCACAGAATGGACAGAAGGTGTGAAACATCGCCATCTTCTCTATTTTATTTTGCCCTTCAAGTTCAATTTCAAGATAATTCACCGTCCTTGATTCGCACAGTGCGTCAGTAATGGCTAGCGTGACACCACCCATGACTACCCGCTTAACTGGCCGCTTAAACGGACTGTGCTCTTTAAACTTTTCGGTCGCCCTCTTTTCGATGTCTGATACGCATGCGCATTTCATGCTGTCACCTCTGCAATCTTCGCCTTGATGTCATCCTGACCCGCACAGAAACCTTTGGCGTATTGCGAATCGGGCATCACGACATTCAACATTAGCGTGAGGTCTGCGATCAATATTGATTTTCCATCAAGGCAGCACAGCATCGCGGTAGCTCGATCATCTACAACGCCAGAAATTCCTTTACTCATACCCTGCGTTTCGATATTTTTAAGCATCTGTTTAAATTCACAACCCCAGAACCAGCCTCCACGCGGATAGTTATAAACTCGGATTTCGTTACCGTCTTCTGTCACAGCAGAATATTCAAGATCAGAATCGGGGCGCTCAACTTTCTTCCAGATAACGCCGCCGAATGAAATCTCTAACGGGACAGCCTCTATTTGTACTACTTCTATTGTCTCGGTAATCATGCCGTCACCTCGCTTATCAGGGCATGCGCTTCTTTTAGCGTTGCCAATTCAAATCGGGGGTGTCTGATACCATCCTCGGTAACCACCTCCAGCTTGTGTATGCAAAATAAGCCGCCCAGCGTCCAGTCACACCCTTTACCCGGCGCCGCGCCTTTTTTATGCGGCCCCGCCTTGGTAAATCGCCCGACGCAAGAAAATCCGAGGTAACGCTCAACATCATCAAATGTTTTTCCAGCTCCTGCGGAAATTAAGCTTATGCCCGACTGTATTGTTTGGCAGATAGGGCACTTGAATGCGCAATGCTCTATGGGAACGCCTTGCGCCTTCAAAGCGTCATGAAACTCATTTAGTGTCATTGTTATCATGCTGCCACCTCGCTCATAAAGAAAAACTTTTCGCCGCCTGAAGTTAAGCTGGAATCGATAATTTTCCGTCTCTCCAAACTTGCCAATGTTCCAGATAGAGCAGGACCAGTGAGTCCGCAATATTCTGCTATGGCGCATGACTTTTGATTTCCCAATTTCTTCAATGCATCGGTAACCATTTGGCTATTAGTCATGAGATAAACGACTTTACTTTTCTTCATGCGCCTACCCTCCCTTCATGCATCTTCCTCAAATCCGCTATCCGTAATCTCGGCTTCGCATCGACCTCGCGCAACGCCTTTTCTACCGATTCCCGCGACTGCCGGGCGTATATCTCGGTGGAACGGATAGAACGATGCCCCAGCGCGGCCTTAGCGATGCCCAGAGGATCGTTCGAAGTAGTGCGGCGCACGATGTTCATACCTCGGGTGTGGCGAAACCAGTGCGGGCTAACGCCTTGCGGCATTCCGGCAAATTTTGCCCAGTAGGTCACACGCATCTCAAAGGCGCGCACGGTGAGCGCACTCCAGTTGCGTCCACCGCTCTTGCGCGACACAATCAGCGCCTCGTCCAGTTCTGCATCGACACGCAGCAACAGCAGCTCGTGCAAAGCCTGGCGAACCGAAACCGTCACTAGTACCTCGTGATCGTGTTTGCGCCCCTTGCGGTACTCCTTGGGAATATAGAGATAGCCGCTCTTGAGAGCAGCGGCGGCATCGTTCACCCTCAAGCGCAGGCACTCGCCAATGCGCATGCCGGAATTAATCAGCAGATTGATTAAAGAATAATCACGCCGCGCCACATCGGTATTTGTTTGCTTGATAACAGTGAGCAACTTCTTTTGCTCATCCTCGGTCAGATATTTTTTTAACATTTCGCTCGCTCCTTTTTGATATTGATTTATGAAACCTGTGACAACAAACCCGTACTGATCGCCTGAGCCGAAGCTAGTTGCGCCTTCAGTTCTGCTACCTCGGCATCCTGTAACTGCATCACCTGGTTAGCGTGCGCCAGATGTGAAAAAAGCCGATCCCGCTCATGCTCAATTACACCTACCCTGCTAGCGAGGTTAAGCAATTCATTTTGTAAACTCATCGCCCACCCCGCATCGGAATAGTTTTTCTGGCCAAGTTCACAGCATTGCCAAATCGATACCCTTGTTTGAGGTAGAAAGCTGTATTCGCTATCAACTCCGTTGCCCCTATAAAAGATGAAATAGTCATACGGATAACTCTGCGCAATGTAATCAACATGCCACCCCCTCGATCAACGCCATGGCTGAACGAATATTGCCCAGCGCGCCCTCAAAATCCTCCCGCTCGATGCGCTTCATCGCCTCGCCGGTTAACTCTTGCATGCGGCGGATGCGCACCGAACCGTTCACGCATACCACGCGCCCGCCTAATTCACGGGCAAGACGGTTAATATCTGCCAGTTTTGTTGCCGGGTGAAACCGAATAATGTCCATCACTTTCTCCTCTCGTTAGCCATACTCATTGCCAAGTGCTTCAAACAGATTCGGAAGTGGCGCACCTTCATCGCCTCATCAAAATCCAACTTCAACCGACTGCGCCGCCATGCGGCACGCATCAAGTTTTCAGGCGGCTCCGTACTCTCCAGTGGTAACGCAAACTGGGGAGCGGGGGAGGTGTACTGCCTAGCCACCGCCCATCTCCCTCATGCGTGCCAGTGACTCTAAAATCATCGCGATATATTCCTGCGCCTCGCTCTTGATGCGGGCAAACTCCTTTGCGTCGATCTTGTCGTCATTGGAAAGCGACTCGTGAATCTCGTGATGAAACGAGCCGTTGCGAATCTGAATACGCATGAGGTGAACGATCAAAGCGTCTGTGGAAAGCGTAGAGAGGTCTGGCAGGTCGTGATACACGCCCCCCACCGAAGCCGCAAAGGCTTGCGCGATACGCTTATCGCCGGTGAGATTAGTGATGATGATGCAATCGGCCAGCGTGGGCTTATGGTGGTTGCCCTCGGTCGGATTAGCCTTGTTGTACAGCACACCGGGAGACATCCCCATCTGCGCCGCCAACTTCGCCACATCGCGATCATGTACCACCCGATAAAACGCCGCCTGCGCGTCTTGTGAGACTGACTTGCCCATTGTTAAACCCTCCGAAAACTTAATGTTTCAATGTTGGAGGGTGAGCGGGATACTGTAGCTGCTGACAAAGCGAGCGAGTATCACGAGCACCCGTCCCGCACTACGGCGACAACCGTAGGGCGGGACTACCTATTTATCTTCTGGACTTGTGCCGTCCGAGGCCGAGACTTTCACTTAGCCGCTTAATGATTTCCGTATTTCGGCTACGTCCTTCCTGTGCGGATGACTCATTCAGCTTCTCTAGTACTGCCTCGGGGAATCGCACCCGAACTGACTTATCTTTTGCTGTTGCTGCAATCTTCATTTTTGCCTCAATGGTTACACTGTGAGACACACACATTACACAGTGACACACCACATGTCAACTTATTTATGGTTACATGGTGGAACATGAGAAAGCGCGAGAAATGAAAGTAAGAGACATCCCACCATTTGGCATAAGAATGCCGCCAGACCTAAAAGAACGACTCAGTAATGAGGCCAAAATAAATGGCCGAAGTTTGAATGTTGAGATCGTTCTCAGGCTAAAGCGCAGCTTTGAAAATATGGCTATTGATGAGCATCCGCGCTACACGATGGAGCACCCCGTTTCTGGTGGTTACACATCTGACATCACTGACATCGAGCGCAAGCTGCTCACTATATTCCGTCGCATGCCCGTAGAAAAACAGCTTGCGCTGCTATCTCTTTTCAATTAAATAATAGAGGGAAACACTATGTCGAACGAAGAAACAGTTAAGGCAATTAAAACATTGACTCATGCGCTACTTGATATAAAATGGGGAGATGAACTTCTGGGTAAGCTAAAGGAATCTGAACAGCCTAAAATTATTTTTGATGTTATTAACGAGCACGATGCAAAGCATGTTCCAACGGTAATCCAGTCCACCTCTCAAACGAGAGAAACGTTGATAAGAAAATAACTAGATTCCACCGCTTGCCCATAGAAAGCAGTTGGCTTTACTATCGCTGTTTAACTGAGGGGCGTGATGGTGACAACGACAACCTAATTCTATGTCTAATGCCCTCGTAGCAGTAGCTAGAGCGCATCATTTAAACGAAGTCTGATGATATGAAGCCAACACACATTGCAGTCGTTATCCTATTGTCCACACTAATGGGGTGTACTACGACTCAGCAGATTAAACACACCAACGGGGTAACTGAGTACTTGATTGCTTGTGGCTCCGCTCTCGGATGGAATATATGCTACGACAAAGCAAATGAAATTTGCCCATTAGGCTATACAACGCTCTCGGAATTTGCAGGGTCTGATCGCAAGGAACTGCGCATCGATTGCCCCGATGCCAACAGACAAAGACAACCGAATCCGCCAGCAACCTCTCCCGGAACTCCACAATGAGATCTATGTGGCCAAGTATCGTAGCGCCCGCAATTCATACCACCAGCAGCCTAATTGCCGGTTCAGTTAGTTTCGCTAACAGTCCAATATTGGAAAATTCAAGCATGTCGCCCTATGCGGCTACAGGGCGCAGCGGCACAGTAAGCGGCACGTTGAACTTTGTTCCATTCTAAGGCGCTAAAAATCAAGCGATAATAGCCCTGCGGCGATCAACGTTACTTCCCTTCAATAACCCTGTAGTTTCCGTACATGTACCAGACGTAAACGACGGTTAGTATCCCCAGCCCCAATATCTGAGTGTCGCAATACAGCCACACCCCCAACGCGATGCTGAATATCGTTTTGATGGCAAGCGCAGCGAAAAGATTTGTTTTGCTGATCAGCCAAGCCATACGCGGATTTTTTTCATATCCGACGTGCGACGTAACGGCATAATATGTTGAGTAAAAATCAAAACACAGCAGACACAAGTACGCGATTAGTAAAATATTTAACAGCATTTGATCGTTAGTCATTTTTAGCCTCCATTGATGATATTTAGAGTCCGAGTTTTGCTTTTTCAGCGCGGCCCCATGCGCGGCAATCCTCGCAGTGCTGGTTATAAACGGCGTGCTCTGGAGATGGCGCAGTGCGGATTAACTTGATTTCATCGGCCATGCTGTAGTGTGCAGATATTTGATCAGCGATTTGCTGATTAATAAAACGCACGTGAGGACTAGCCGCCTTAATATCCAGTAATTGAGATGCCGTTGGTTTCACGATTTTAATGCTGGCGGCGATTTCTTCCGGCTGATCTGTCGGGAGCTTTGCACCGTCCGGTAGACTGACGTAAGTGGTGCCGTCCGCCAGTGTAGCTAGTTCAATGCCGAGCATTTGATGCTGATCGTCCATCGGCATGCGCAGTGTGCGTGTGATTTGAGCGTCGATATATTTTTGGTAACTGACGATAGTAATCATAGTGAAGCTCCTTAGTAAAGTTAAGCATGTGCTGCAAAGAATGGGTATGACGTGCATGCCCGAAAATAGATGCTGCTGATTCGATATTTCCGCGCCGCATCGCTTTGCGAAAATTTCCTAAACTGTGGCGACGGATAAAACGCTTTCCTGCCCAGGTGCGATACCCGACGAAATTAATCCCACGCGAGACGGGCGCAAGGGTTGATTTAGATAATTCCAATTTCAATTCAAAGCCGATGAACTCAACAATCAGGCGTTGATATTCAATGGCAAGTTTGCGAGATACGCCGAAAATCACGAAGTCGTCCACGTAGCGGCAATAATTTTGCACCGCTAGCTCACGCTTAATATAGTGATCCAGCGGGTTCAAATAAATCAGCGCGAAGAGTTGCGATAGCAGGTTACCGATGGGAATGCCGATAGGCTCTCCGTGGTCGGCAAACATCATCATAAGTTCAACAAATCGCGCATCTTTGATCTTGCGCTCGATCTGTCCACGCAAGATGCAGCGATCAATACGATAGAAGAATTTGCGGATGTCGAGCTTGAGCGTGTAGCTGTCGCGCGGGATACGCTGCAAGGCCGCCTGTGCGTAATCAGCGGCCTTGTGCGTTCCAAGCCCGACGCGGCACGCAAACGATTGATCGATGAATCCACGTTCAAAGATGGGCGAGATCACGCGATAGATTGCGTGCTGTACCACCAAATCGCGAAACGTGGGCGCATAGATGCGGCGCGCCTTGGGTTCGTACACCATAAAGCTATAGTAAGGCCGTGGTACATAACTACCGTCGGCGAGTTCGTTGTATAGATCATCCAGATTTAACGCCAGATGTTTTTCAAAATTAAAGCAGGCGCGTTTGCCGTGCTTGTGACGTGCCGCCGCATGAAAAGCGATCAGCAACGCTTCACGGGTAAATGCCTGTTCGTATAAATGTCCGATGCGCTTCATATCGCCTGACTTTCGAGACGATTAATCGCCCTACCAGAAAGACGGAAGCCATCCGATTTCGCCGTGGCAAAAGCCACGCGCCGGAAAGCGTCTCCCTTGGTTCCACTTTGACCTAGCTGCAGTCTTTGAGGTGATTCCGAGTCCGAGCGAAAGCCCACGTTGTTGTTCGTGTTGCCCCGCACATTGTTGAGATTCAACGCCCACACCCCCGCGCTCGCACCATTGCTCCAGTTGTACGCAGCGATCGGGCACATATTAAGACGCCTCCCGTTTATCAAGCTGCCGCTCGGCAATAATCCATCCGCCGAGCATTCTGCCTAATTCGTCCACCAGCCGAGAGAGCGCAAGGTAACGATGCTCGCCCTGTTCGACCGGTGATTTCTCTACGCGTTTTCCGTCCTTGAATTCGAAATAGCCCAGCGTGTACGCTAAGCGAATCAGCATCCGTAACTGTTCATGCCGAATATCCAGATTAGAAAGCGCAGTTTTTTTGTGAAAACGCTTTTGGCCTTCCACGATGAAGCCGTAAGTTTCATAAGCTGCGCGCCGAATTTCCAGCGCGAGTCCGTACTTTTCATGGTTCGGAAAATGATTGAGATGAATATTCATCAGCTTTGCGAATTCCATAAATTTCTGATCCAGCTTCGCTTCATCGTGTAGGCCCATCGCTATCGCTCAGGCCGTCAGAGATACAAGGCCGAGCGAAAGCCCACGGCGTTGCTCGTGTCGCCCCGCACAACGTAGAGATGCAACGCCCACACCCCCGCGCCCGCACCATCGCTCCAGCCGAACGCAGCGATCGGGCACATCTCATTGGGCTTGTAGTCCAGGAAATAGTCTTGTCCGAATGCGTTAGTGCCGCCGATGCCTGTAGCTAACGGGATGCCCGCTCCTGTTGCAGCCCATGCGTTACCGCTGACTGCGGCATTGAACACCTGGGTGGCAGAGCCGTAATAAGTAGTGCGGTTTGCGCCAGTTGCCCACAGTGCGCCGAACGTGGTTCCGAGGCTCGTGTACTGTGCGGCATAGGCGGTTGCGCCCCACGCATCCGTCGCCAGCGCATTGCCTGCGGTGATATTTTTCATCGCAGCAGCGGTGTTCAGAATATAGATGTTGGTCGCATCAGAAGTCAGTCCGAGGCAAATCTCATAAATCAGACCATTTTCATCCGCCGAACCGCAGTTCTGCCCATTGTGCGTAGTGCGAGCAAAGAAGTTCGCACTACCTGTTTTCCCAGCACCTGCATAGGTTCCGTTGCCATCAGAAATATATGCTATCGCGGCATCGTTCACGTCACCCAGTGCATTGTTGTTCAGGCCCTTGGGGAAATTAGTAATTCCAGCAGGGTCATACCATGCGCAAAACGTGGATGATGTTGCGGCCTGTCCGTGAACCTTGCTGACCGTAGCCGCCCATGTTTTCATAAATATGCTGGCAGGAAAGAAATTATTGCCGCGCGATTTGGCTGCGGCGATTGCGCCGTAATAAAAATTGGCAGGTGCTTGAGCGTTGCCTGTACAAGCTGAAAATACCGCTGTGGCCAAGATTCCGCGCTGCGCGCTCGTGACCGGGATGCCGTTCTTGATGCTGGATGCGATGCCTCCGTTATTGCTGCACTTGAAGGCGTCTCGGAAATATCCGGGCTGAAGCGCGCCGTTGTCGTAGAACGCACGAGGGACTGAGTAACCCGCCGCATTAGCCGTGGCGACATCAGGGTACGTGCTGAACGGAACAATGGAATCCTGATTGATCGCCAAACCGTTCGCGCCGGTACCGCGCTTGATATAAGCGACTGGCCACCAGATCATCACGGAACCATCCGAATATTGATAGTGACCGTAGTTATCGCTGGACTGATCGCGGCACCCGGTCATTTCGACCATTCCGGCAGGCAAGGCATTCGGACAGATGCCGACACCGAATCCGCGCTGCCCGGGGATGCCGATGTTATTTACTGTTCCAGCAGCTCCAGTGCCGATGGTAATACCCGTTGGGAACGATACCGGCTGACCGTCTTTTCCGGTGATGCTGCGTAAATTTAAATTGCTCATAATTTCTCCTTATCCAAGAATTGTCCAGTTTGAAAAATCATCGAGAGTGACATTCACTCCCTCTCCTATTGTTAGTGGCCCTATTGAATATGCGTTGTAATAACTAGGCACGCTGCAATCCGCCAGCACCGTCGAGAGGTGCATGCTGATAATTGGGTTTAGGCTGGGATTGGCCGCCAGCGCCGCCGTCCATGCAGCCTGAGCGGCCGCGCTTGATGCTGCTGCGGAAACCTGCGATGCCGCTGCCGCCAGCGCATTGGCAGCGGCATTTGAAAGCCCGGCGCTGAGTGCGCTCTGAACCAGCGAAGCCACCGCTAGCGCATTGGCGTTAACCTCTCCTGCCACGATATTGAACTGTGCGGCCAAGGTGGTGTACTGCGGCCCCATCGCAGTGAGCGCGGCCATAAAAGCATCCGCAATGGCGGTGTAGACATCCGGGTTCTGAATCCCTCGATTTGGCGAGGGCGGCATCACAGCAATCGTCTGTGTAATCGTGGTCATATTAGGCTCTCGATAGAAATAGTGCAGATTGAGGTAAGGGGGCCGGGGATGACGATGTTGAAATCATTGAATTTCCCGTAATAAGATAAACCATCAAAATTCGTGCTGCCGATGTAGATGGCAGGGGTAACGCGGAGTTTGGCCAGCCTGCGCTTGAGTTCCCCTATAAAAGCGTTGTCCACGACCACGGTAAAATCTCCGGTGTCCGAATAATCCCCCTCTTGGAAATAGTAGTGCCCCCACGCATCTTTTGCTTTGATCGAGTAATCGATAATGCCGATCTTTGCACCGTACTGCGACTCGCCAATATCATTGCGCTTGCCGAATTTGCAGGTTCCGCACAGTACAGTTTCACCCGGGGCCGATAAGGTGATAGTGATAAGCGGATTGTTGTACGGCTGCATATCAATTTCGATGCATTCGTCTTTCCGCACAATCGGTTCCAAAAAGTATTTATACAGATTGTTGATCCCGGAGCTGGATACCATGCTGTACGTTTTATCGTAAACAGCCCCGTCGGCCACGGTAGACATCTGGAAACGCACGGTTGCCGCCGACACATTTTTAAGCGCGACAGAATCGAGGCGGCCGCTGCCTTGAAAAACAACCGTAATGCTATCCATCGCGGAGGATTGGGAGCCATTCACATCATCGAACATGGAATACAGATTGGTTGATCCAAGCGGCTGCCAGTAAGTAATGCTTTGCAGCGGATAGGTATTGACGGGAACAGCCTGAAGCGCCTTGAAAACTTGATGTACCTGCGCGGTGATCGTCAGCGTCCCGGTGCCCGCACTTGCCGCATCGAGCGGGATGCCATTCTTTTTGGCGGACAGATTAAAGGTGCCTGGCACGCTATTGATAATCCAGTACAACACCCCCGCCACGAAGCCGGGCGGCAATGTGCCGGTCGAAGCTAATAGCACCGGGATTGCATCCACCAAGCCATGCGATGCCCAGTTGAATACGGCGGGTGAACCGGCGGTGCAGATCGTAGCCGCCGCGCCGCTGACTGAGGGATTAACCACGCGCACTTTATCGCCCAGATTGTAGGTGAGCGCCGGATTGGAATAGTAATCGCGCAGCCCGTCCGTCTCCGGGATCGAGCTGGAAACAAGCGACACGCTGGTCACTGGACTGGGTTCGATGATAATCATGCTGGCAGCACCTTTACCCCAAGCCCAAGAGCTTGCCAGCGAGTTAAAATTTTTGTAGCTTTATCTGTATTGTTCGCAGTTTTACCGCTGCTGATCGCGATGGCGATTTGTGCGTCATGATTTTCGGTGCGGAGCTGCTTTACCTCGGTAACCAGCGCGGAATTACTTTCTGTCAGGCGCTTGAGTAGCGCATTGGTTTCGTCGCGGGCTGAACGTTGCAAGTCCACAAATGGGCGAGGGGTTATTTCTTCGCCTTGGTGAATATAGGCTGGGCCATCTTGCGTGATGTAGTTGGATCCGATTGAGTAGGATGGTAGAAGATCATAGGCAGATTGGGCTGTTGCCTGAGCATTTTTTGCTTTATTTTGCGCAGTAGCGATAGTAAAAAGCGCAGCGTTATTTTGCGCTTGGGAGGGGTAATTGGTATTGCTCCAAGTTTGATATGACGCATTAGCTGCTGCCGTATCGGCTATTGCATTATTTAATATTAGCAATGCGGCATTTTTAGCTTTGGTGTGCGCAGGGTCTGGGTTATCCGGTCCATACGGAATAACTGTCTGTGTTGTTGATGGCGCGCTTATTGCCGTCAACGATGGCGCAGCCTGATTATTTACGGTATTAATAATGGCATTACTCGATGTGACTACTGGCGTTGACTGCCCGTAATTTCCAGCGGCTGGCGTTGTTGATCCGGTAGCCGGGACGAACGCATATGGTGCAGTTGTATACGTCGATGTAGATGTCACTACCGCCGCAGGTTTTGGCAGCGCGTTAACGACAGTCGTTATCGCGTCAATCAACGATTTCATGTTTGTATCAATCTTGCCAATATAACTATTCAGCGCGGTGATTGCGTCGGCACTTGATGTCGATGCAGTCAAAGAATAGTTATTTGTCGCTGTGGCATAGTCCGCCATTTTTTTAGCCAGGTCAATCGTGGCCGTGTTGGTTGCGAAAGTATTCTGGCGAATCACGTCTGAGATATTGTTAAGCGTATCGAGTGCCGTCAACATGCTTACGCCATTGGCAATCACCGTGTCGTTGAACGAGATGGTATTGGTAGTTGCGTTTAGAACCTTCGCCATATCCGCCTGATATTGGGTATAGCTGGCTGACGTTTTCGAGGCGTTTAATAAATCCTGCCCGGCAGATTGCAAACGATTCTGTGCAACCGTGTCACCTGTTGCGGCCTTGGCGGCGATTTGACCAAAGAATGCTTGAGCGTCCTGATATTTAGCTAGCGGATTTGTCTGCATCGCCATATCAACTTTAATCGACCGCTGAAAGTCTGTCAGTGTCAGATTGAATTGTTTCAGGCCAGTGATTGCGCCAACTACGGCATCCCGCGATGAAATCATCGTGTCATACGATTGACGCAGGCGGTCAATCCCCGCCTGTAATCCAGTTAAGAATGCAGAGAAGGAATTCGACGCGGCAAGAATCTGTGCCTTTTGCGCGTCGGTAATTCCGCTCGTCATCGCCGCCGTGACATAAGCCGCCATCTGTGTAGCGGTAGTTTTGTTGCTTACCAGACTATCAATCGCTGTGCCGCTAAACTGCGCCTTGGAGTCTGCATAGGCATTGCTGATCTGCTGTGAACTAGTGGTGTAAAACTTGGTGAACTGCTGCAACGATGCCAGCAACCTATCCAGACCACCTGCGGCCTTGGTTAAGTTATCCGTCAGCGTAAATGTACTCGCACTCGCCACCGTTTGCGCGCCGCCCAGGTGATTCAATGCCGTCACTACAGATTGATTCTGCGCAGTGATTCTGATCACGGTTTGCGCCATACCTTCTCCGGCTACTTGAAACTTCACCATCGTCGGGAATAATTGCGTCGCCATCGCATCCGCAGCTTTTGAAATAGCATTCATCACGGCGTTTTGTTGTTCTGCCACCGTCATGTTCATCAAACTCAGGCTACCTATTCCGACTTGCATAGCGTTCATCTTCGCGTCAAAAGTCGAGGTGTCCTGCCCCATCGCCGTAGCCGCCGTTTTAAAGGTAGCTGCCACGCCGTCGAATATCGTGCCAAATGCCTTGTTTACGTCCGCGCTTACGCCCGCCGTATTGGTTGAACTCGTAGTGTTTGAATACAAGCCAAGGATGTTCTGCGTTTGATCTGCGGTCACGTACTGGTTAATGCTTCCCTGCCCTTGCCTAAATTGGCCTAGCGTGCCATTAATGCTCATCCCTTTATCGGTGACAGTTTGGCTGGCGCTGCTACCCATTGCGCCCACGATGCCGCCAACCACCGCCCCGATGGCTGTTCCAATTACCGGCACAATTGAACCAACTAGCGCGCCAATCCCCGCGCCGACAGCAGCCCCCTCTATTTTGAGCAAAGGGTTTGCCATGCCGCCAGAAACAACGCCCAAATTTGAGTTGAGCGAACCGCCTACCGCCTTTAGTGCAATAGTTAAAAAGTTCTGCATGCTCGCATCGACTGACTTGAGAGATGCGGCCATACTCACGGTGACCGGTGTAGCGTCTAACTGCGCTTGCGCGATGATAGAAATCCCGTTTGCGATCGAGGCGGACTTTGCGCCATAGTCTCCCAACACACTGCCGGTTCCAGTAAGCGATTGACGCTGTGCGGCACTCATAGAGGCGTTACTGCTGCTCAAGGCAGACAGCACGATGGGGATTGCGGCCAGCGCCAATGTACTTCCTTGTGCTGCGGTCAAATTCGGCGCGGAACTTTGTGACATGCTGCCGTCTGCATTTTTGGTGCCCTTCCAGTTAATCCCCTTAACCCAATCCATACCCGCAGCCATAGACGCGCCGATATTGGCAGAGAATTCCTTCATCCCGGTCGCGTTCACCAGCGTGTCATTAACACCCTTGCTAAATTCAGTCCCCATCGACTTGCCGAAACTCTTTGCAGTGCTGTCAATAACATTTGCCCCGGGCGCAAAGGCGCTGGAATAAACGTTTTCAAGTTGGGGTGCGTATTTTTTGCTGGCGACTTCCTGAGCGTTATTCTGTTCCGACTTGATAAGCTTTTCGTTTGCTGCAATTCTCTTCTCAAGCCCCGCCACGATCACGGTGTTTTGCGATAGCCATTGCATTGCCGCCTTATCCTCAGCAATCGATTTTTCAATTTCCGCAATTTTTAACGCATCAATCTCGTCCTTTGACTTCCCCATTGATGCCGTACTGAGATCGAGCGCGATACTTCTTTTACTGATCGAATCTGCTTCGCGTGCTATCGACTCGGCCTTATGCGTAGAAAGCTCGGTGAGTTTTTTCGCATCCGCAGCTTCCTTATCGGACGCAGACTTGTCTATCTGCGCAACCGCTTCAGGAATAAGTTGTTTAATTTTGTAGTTCGCGTCAGATTGGGTAATCACACCATGACTAGCTTGCGCCTGTACTTCGATAATTTTCTTCTGTGCTTCAACCAGCTTGATCGTTGAGTCGGTTTCGGTATTCAGAATAAATATACGCGCTTCCGCATCCGCAGCTTCCTTGGCGTGCGATTTATTCAGCGCCTCCGCTTCGCGCTGCGCTTTGGTTTTCTTATCGCCAATCTGGTTGATCTGATCTGCAATCTGCGCCTCGCGCTCCATCACCTTCACGGTTTGAGTTTGCTTGTTAAGCCAATCCATTGTTACTTGCAACGCGGCTACTTTGCTACTGTCGGTATTTTCTAATTCCTTCCTAAGTTTCAGTTCGTTCTTGACCAGCTCATTTTTTTCATTTTGCGCCGCGACATCTTTCTTCTCAAACTCATCCTTGGCTTGCAGCATTGCCAGCTCGCCAGCTAATTCAGCATGACTCTTACCCAAAAAACCCGTACCGGCGTTTGATCGCTGATCGGCTGTCTGAATTTCCTGCTTTTTTTGACCGATTAACTCTTGCGTTGTAGGTACGTGACCAATGCCATTGTAGGCATTCTTTAATCCGTTCCATGCCGACGTTAGTAACCCGACACTTTGCGTTTCTTTATCGAGATGAGCATTGGCCTTTTCGGCTAAAACTAATTGCGCCTTCTGCTCTTCACCGGCGCGCTGCAATGATTCGATGTAATCCAAATCGGCAGCAGTTAAAAAGTGCATCGACTTGTTCAGCTCTTCCGCGCCCTTGAGCGGATCGGAAAATAGCTTTACCAACTCCGGCGCCACTTTTTCAATATCGGTGCCGGTCGCGCGGGCATAGTTGGCCGATAGCTGTGCAACCTCGCCCATCGCCTGCGCGCCGATCTGCCCGGAGGCGACCAGCGCGGTAACAATATCCTTGGAGGCGCCGACGGTGATCTGTCCGCTGTCCGCCATGCTTCGGGCTAGAGAGTCCATCCCGCTGCGCGTCATCCCGGCGTAGTTGTTAGTCACAGCCAGCGCGTTATTCATCGCGTCCGTCTCGACGCGAGCTTTTTCAAAAGCGTAGGCCATGCCGGCAGCCGCCGCGACCACCGCACCAATACCGATCCCGACAGGGCTTAGCATAGCGGGCAAGATACCGAACGCGTTAGCCAGGATAGACGCACTACCGGCCATCTTTGTGGAGTCACCCCTTGATGCCTCGCGCATCAGCACCAGTGATTCACGAATTGCCGCCGAGTTGGTTTTAACCGATCCGGTATGCGCATCGTTAGCCGCAACATCCGCAGACGAGGCGGCTGAAATTTTGATTAATTGCCCTTCGACTTCTTTATATCCGTTGGCTAGCGCATACGCCTTGTCGCGTTGTGCATCAAAATATTTCTGCTGACTTTCAGATACGGAGTTTTGACGTGCGACAGCGGCAGATACTTCCGCGCTGGACCTCTTCACCGTGTTCAATGATTCGCTTAAGCGACCATTGGCCGCGTTGAGTTTGTCCGCCTCAGAGCCGAGCGTGCGCGCCGAAGCGCCGAGCTTATCCTGCTCTGCGCGCACTTCCTTGATCGCCCCGACCGCTTCCTTGTTGTCGGCGGTCAGGCGAATCCCAATAATATGCTCAGCGGCCACGATTCAATATCCTCAATGCTTCGTTTTCCATCGCCTGTAGATCGTCAAAGACCTGCCTGTATTGGGTAGGATCGACCTGCATCAACCGCAATGTGCTTTCAATATCGGCACGCGGCAACCCGTAGAATCGACCGCTCATCCCGTCCTGCTGCCAGCGTGAGCTAAGCGCGCTGAACACCTCCCAGCTCGCCCAGTTCTCTGCCCACACTAAAAATACATCGTCGTTTATCTCTTGCTCGTCGGCCTCTGCGCCGATCATCGCGTCAATCTCTTCTTCGCTTAACTTGTATCCGCGCAGCTCTTCTCGATGCTTCTGGAGTGCTGTAGCGCCACTGTCGGTAGAGTCCCCTGCCCAATGGCGCACAGCCTCTATGAGTTTTTTCGCTTCGCCTTATTCCCTGCCGACATATCAATGTAAGCCACTACGATAGCGCGGCGCATGTATTGCACCTTCACCACGCGCTCCAGCAGCGAGGCAGAGAAATCAATCGGCTTATCGTCCGCGTCGGTGAACCCCTTCAGGTTGCGCACCACCTTGCGCAAAATTCCTGCATCGGGAGACTCGCTGCTATCTTTCAGGCTTTCCATCAAGTTGTCGTATTGATCCTGATCCAGCAGCAAAAAGTCAGCCGTGATTTCGTGGGTCTGTACTTTTCCGCCATCAATCGGCTTGGAAATAATCACCGGGCTATCCTTGATGATGCGCTCTTCGTTTTCGTCTTCCATTCTGATTGGCATGTCTTTTTCCTCTTTCTTTGATTTAACTAAAAACTATCGACTAACGACTGCCGTTAATACGTCACAAATGCAAATTCATCACCACCGTCAATCGGCGTGACATCCATCGTCATACCGATCATGGCCGTGCCGTTACTGTCCGAATACTTCGGCGCCTTGAGCACAACAGCCGGAGCGCTGAGTGAAAAGATATTTCCCGCAACCGTACCATGGGTCAAAGCCAAAGGCCCCGGTGTAGCGGCGCGACAATCGCCGAACCAATCGTGCGCGGCAACATGCACCGCTTCCATGCTCACGCTGCCCGCAGGCTTGCGGTTGGTAATATCCACGCGCTGAGGAATACCAGGGCGCGACACCTTCGCGATGACGTTGGCCAAGTCCATACTGAGCGAATCCAGCGCGGCGGCGTTATAGCCGTGCAACGAAAAGAAAGAGGTGTTGACGGCGTTGGCGATTAAGGGACGCTGCCATCCGGTTAATACAACCGCAGGGGAGGCGCCATCAACGACCGGAACATAAACCCCGGTGAGAGAGACTTTCGAAGTGGGCAACTTATCTGCGCTAATTTGTGGAATAGTTGCCGTGCCGCGCACACCCAAAAATTTATGCTGCACTCCGTCGATGTTGAAATACATCGTGACCGATTCAAGTGCCTGAGTAATGGGGCGGTAAGCCACGTTCGCACCGATACTGTAGGCGCTGGTTGCGTCTGGAGCTACCCATGCGGAAGAGGCGACAATAGCCGTCTTGGTCGCGCCGTTGTAGTCCACGATGATGCCGCTTTGCCCGGCACCCGTCCCGGCGGTGATGCTGATCGGCATCCCGCTATAGAAATTATTGACTGCGGAAGCGGCGGCAGCAAGCACGATACTGGTTATTGTTCCGCCTACCTGTGCCGAACCCGCTACGGGAGCGGCAAGAATCGTTTCTGATAATCCGCACGCACGCAGCACAGGGCCGTAGGCTGGCGGTGTTCCGGCAGTACCGGAACCGGCCAATTCCATTTCAAAATCGAGTTGCCCGAACGCGGCAGAGGGCATTGATCCCATATTGCCGAAGTACGGCAGAATACTATTGCGCTGATCTTCCGTTGCTTCCAGCGGGTTTAGTGTCGGGTTGCCGCGCAACAAGACAGCGTTGGCCGCACCGGTTGGATTTGAATCAACACCGTTGGTAGCTTCGATTTTTAACAGCAGCGTCGTGATTAATAATTTCATGTCATCTCTCCAAAATAAATTAGTGCTTATGCGTTGGGCTTGCGGGTTTGCGTGGCATCGTCCACCACATAGCTTCCGCCGTGGCAGTGATACGGATCAATCACAGCATCAGCGATAGTCGCATCAACTACCACCGGAGCAATAACACCCGTACCCTGAGCAACAGTTTCGGTCGTCACGTCACCCGTGTTATCGTCATTCAAATCCGTACTCTTCTTTGCCATGATTCTTCCTTTCTAAAAAAATTAATCGCCCTGCCTTACCAGATCAAACGCAACCCAGCCATACGGCGATTCAAGCTGGCGGCTCTGCCTAAATCCGGTCGCACGTAAAGTATTGGTCAACAGTGTACGGCTGCGCAAAAAGGCTTTGATCTCATCGATCATTACACCTTCGGCATCCTCTGCGGCAGAGGGCGGCAATCCTTCGGCAACCTTGATTTGACACAGCAACCCGATCTGGTGTTTTCCGTCCGATGCTTCGCGCCCCAACGTGTGCGTATAATCATTTTCATCTTTCGACACGACGGTATAGATGCCCGCCGTTAAATCGGCTTCGGCGCGCTGTGCAAAATCAAGCAAATCACGCGTTACCACCCGCGCCGGATATTTTGCGGCCAGCGCGGCCTTGATTGCTTCCATCGCAATACTGAGCGTGCTCATGCCATCGACTCCATCACACCGCGCTCAACACCCACATCCATTACCTCAAAGAAACGGCTAGTTAATTTCTCGGCGGTTGGTGCAACGAACGGCGCGGGCTTGGTTCCCTTCATATAGATCGACATCGCCAACGCCCGGGAGCGGAACCGCAACTCCATATCCTGCTCGCCGCGTTTCGAGCTGCTCTTGCGCGCCCACTTAAACCCGCGTGCTGCCGGTGACTGGCGTAAAAAATCCAGCAAGTTGTCCGGGTTCGGGTAGTAGCGCGCCTTGCCTGCCGCAGGGCCGGTGCCTTCTTCCACCGCTTCGGCATAATTCACCGTCGGAGTGATAAAACGCGACAACGTGGAAGCGCGTACCCGTATCGAACTTTTCAAATTACCCGTTACATCGCTTTTGCTGGCCTCGGCGATCATCATATCCGCGCCTTCCTGTGCCGCCCGATCCAGCGCCAGCTCAAGATTTTGCGCGATCACCCCCGGCGCTTTATTCAGCGCGGCGCGAGTGCTCTCATCATCAAGGGTGTAGCTCTGTTCCATTATCTGTGCCACCCGCTGCTTAGCAGAAATAAATACGTTCCGCCCGCGATCACCGTAGCGGCTAGCCCGGCCATAGTCCACTTGCCGAAATCGGCATATTTCTCATCCAACCATTCCTTGAGCGCCTCCTTAACCACTTCTTTAGCGGCATCTTTATCCAGTGGCATGACTTACTCCGTCTCTTTCAGGTGATCGATTAGTTCGTCGAGGCGCTTGCGGTCTTCACCACAGAGCCGGGCATTTTCTCCGATGTTGGCAAGGGCTTCGCCGGGTGTAACAGTACCGGCTTCGATGACTTCACCAGCAGCTCTGCCGGAATCGCCTTGAGCGTCGAGGGAGGGCATCCATGCTGCGTTGTACAAGCTGATCCAAACAGGACTAAGCTGCACAGTAGGTGAGTCGGTCGTAGCGCATTGCGCAAGGTTTGCGTTAGTTTCATAGTTGAGCCTTTCTTGCCAGTGACGGTAATAAATATCTGATTTACTCTTCCATTCGATTACGTCCGCCGCACGTTTCCGACCAACGTCCAGCGCGCGCATAAACCGATCTTCGCCGTTGCGCGCCGTTTTCAAATCCTGCGCGTCCCGGCTGTTCGACTCGTAACGCAATCCAGCTACAAAACCAAACACGATACCGGCAAGTGCCAGCAGCAACAGCGCCAGCGCACGGCCTTGCCAGGGGATAAGGTTTATCCACATACAATCTCGCCTCCCCATGAAATATAAAGAGGTTGCCACTTGAGCAAAATGGCACGCGGGTAATCTCGGTTTTCTTTAAACATGTCGGCTCTGCGTCCGGCGTTAAATGGCTCGACCTCTTTGGCGATCAGCACATTCGCGCCAGCCTTGGCCGCCAGCTTTTCATCGCGCTTGATCCACCCGGCGCCGCCGTTGTATTTCCACATCGCTTTCCACATGCGGTCGCACGGGGTCGCGCCTTCACTGGAATCAAATAATTGTTTATCGTAGATCGACTGAGCGCGCAGCGCCCATTGCGGGTTAAGCGGGGCATTGCTGCCCAGCTGCTCGGGGTATGCGCCACTGATCCAGTCGGCGGTATCGGGTGTGAACTGTGTCAACCCGCTGGCAAAAGCAGAGCGGGCGTTTTTGTTCCAGTGGCTTTCCTGATGAATTTGCGCGGCAAGAGCCGCAACAGGCGCATCCAATCCCCAAACGAAACGCGCATTACGGATTAGGTCACGCTGATATTTAAGTGCCTCACGCGGCACATCTGCCATCGCTACTCCAATAATACCAATCAATAAAAACGGTATCACGGCGGTGAGAAATATCTTCCAGCCGATGAATTTACGCGAGGTACGCATTACATCGCCATCCCGACAGAGACCATTGCAATGCCCATCAAGAAGATGCGCCTAAAGCAGGCGATTGCAAAAACTAGCTCATAGCCCTGAACAATTGCAAAGTCGGCGGCCCCCATGCGTTTGCCGCAGGTGCGCCAATCGAAAGCAACTAAATAGCTATCCGGGCGGGAATAAGGGAGTGCGCGCATATCAATCCAGAATCCAAGCAACGCGCCCAGCGTGACGAGTGAGAGCTTGTGAATGTCACTCCCGATCAGCTCCGGTTTTAGGTAAGTGATAAAAACGAATAAGGCTACAGTGAATAGAACCAATCCGAAAAACCGTGGCAATACATTTTTAAACATCATCTAGCCTCCTCAAACATTTTCATTAATTGCTCGAATAAATATTGCGGCGTGCCGTTACGCGTGCTTTGTGATAAGCCGTCCCGCATCGCCACAGGTTTAGCGATATTGCGCATCGACATTTCTTTCATCGCCTCGGCTTGCGCCCGCAGGATCAGCAAGTTGCGGTCGCCCGGCAGGATAGTGGTATCCGTCGCCAGCGTGCCGATGCTATGTGCCGCAAAATAGTAAAACTTGAACGTGGATCCCAGTACGGTAATTTGCAGCGAGGTAGGAGCGGGCAACAAATGAATCTCTCGCACCGCGCCGTTCATGCACACTTGAATATCGGGCAATTTCCCCGGGAAATTTTTATCCCACGGCTTGATGCCCTTCGCTGCAATGCTCCATAAGTCCGCCTTGAACAGCAGTAAATCAGCCGGAGCCGGATAGTTAAACTGTCCGGTAGTCAGTAACATCGTACCTAGCATGGTGCGCGGACGCACCCGCCACATATCCGCCGCCGCCGCATCCAGATGCCGGTTAAAGTCCACATCATTGGCCGCAATAAAGACACTCGCACAAGCCTGTAGCGAGGCTTTATAGTCAATGAGCAAATCGGCTTTGGATAGAGTGCCTGACATAGCGCGTTATACCGCCGCGCGCCGTGCGACTTCCGCTTGAAGCGCGGCGATGAAAGCAGCGTCTACATCTTCTTCGCTAGCACCTAAGGACGCTTCCAGCGTTGCGGTCAGCTCGGCATTGCTCATAGCGGCCAGCTCGCTCTCGTTACCTGCGCGCCTCAGCAACTCTTCAGCAATGGCAAGCAGCAGCGTCTTGCGTGCCGCACCCGCCCGCTCCAAATCGCCCAGCGTCTTGATCTGTTCAATACTGAGAGCAGGCAACTGCGCAGCAACATCCTTTACGCTACTGGCAATCAATTCTACAAGCGGGTCAAGCTGCTCTTCGGGCTGAACTTCTTCCGCTTGAGGCTTCAAATGCGACGGCACTTCATGCGCTTCAAAATGCCGTGTCTCGCCTGGCAACACCATCGACGCGCCTACGTACATAGGCATATCGGTATTATTCTTAACTGGAATTTTGTTCAATTCGTTCTCCTTCAAATGTTGCCCGGCCATTCCCGTTCCATTGTTATAGAACGGGCGGCGAGTTTAAGGGCAACTGGTTAGCGATTAACGCGAGCCGTGGCGGAATACAGCACGATCGAGGTGTAAGCCGCTTTCAACTGCGTCGGCGTATACAGCACAACGAACTGATCGCCGAAAGCTTCCTTCTTACCGGTGAACAGGCCGCTAGCATCGCGCTGATCCTGTAACTGTCCCATCGTCCAAGGCTTCATCATGCGGTAGCGAGTCATGCCGCGCTCGCCGATCACAATGCGTTGGTCGCCCATGTACAAGCCCGGTGCCGTAGTGCGGAAGTTCGGCACATTCTTGACCATGCCAAGGTTTCCTTCCGAATCCAGATTCGTGCCGTTGCTGGCGGCGGACTCGATAAAGCTGCGCGCCTGTTCAATCTGAGTGCGGATTACGCCGCTCATCAAGCCGAAGTTGGCGATGTGATAACGATCCGCCTCGATCACGTTCTTGCGCAGACCGTAGCGATACAACAACGTATCCCAGAACATATCGGTAGCCACTGCGCCTTGATCGGTATTGAAGACATACACGTTGGTCGCGTAGGTATAGCTGGTCGCCTCGATAGCGGCAGCATTGGCCGGAGCCGTAGCAACGCCCAACTGGTTGACGAAGTGGATTTCACCCAGGTTGTAATCCAGCGAGTAATACATCCCCGCGCCTTGCGTGTTGGTGCCGTCGTATTCTGCGATGGCAACAGTCGCAACCTTAATGACCACCGGATACAGCGTCGCGCCGACCTGAGCGCCCAGCAAGTCAAATACCTTTTTGGGGCGTACAACAGGGAAGTGCGCCAAGTCAAATACGGTCAGTGCCGCATTACCCGCACCAACCGCTTCAATAGCGACAGCCGCAGCAGCGTACTGATCCGACGACTGCAAAATCTCGTTGAAGATCATGCGCTCGGTATCTTCGCCGATGATACGGGACGCATTGCGTGCGTTTTCTGCCACGGCATCCCAATCCAGTTGGCCGTTGCTAGTCAAATAACGCAACTCGTCCGATACTTCGAACGCGAGCTTTTGCGGGATGGGGCGAGCCTCTTCAAAGGTCTGCTTGACGGCTGCACGCAAAACACTGCCACCCTCATACGTGCGCACACCGGCAATACCGGCGGCAGTCGTATCGCGGTAGCTGTACGGAATCTGAGCAGTAGCAGAGAACGGGAGTGTGCCTACATCCACGAACTGCAATCCGATCAGGTTATACAACGCCTCGCGAATCACCGTGCGTTCAAAAATGGCCGGTACCGCAACATCCGAAGTTACGCTATCACCGGCGGCAAGCATTTTGTGCTCGGCGTGCAAGCGACGGCCGTTCTCTTGGTCATACATAGCAAGCACGGCATCGGCGAGCTTTTTATTTTTCGCCTGCAATACCCCGCCAGTATTCGAATAACGTGACGCATCACCGATCTCGCTAAAACCGAAACGTCTATCCGCGTGTTCCTGCAGCGCCTTAACTTCGTTGGATGAATCCACCGTGATATGCACGTTTCCGGCAGGGCGTGAAAAGCCCATTCCTGAAAGCTGCTTGGCCACCGCCAATTCGTTGCCGTGCTTGATCTGGTTTTCTGCCAGGCGTTTCACCTGGTCGGCGCTCATCTCGGGCGTAATCAAATCGGCTACTTGTTCGGACAGTGTTTTTTTCGTCGCTTCATCCAGCCCGGTCGCCGCGTTGATCGTGTCGCTCAATAGCTTCACGTTCGCGCCGCGATCTTCCGCCAGCTTCTTTGCCGCTGCCGCTGCTGAGCTATCGCGCTCTGACAAAATTCGGCTCACATCCTCGGCGGTAATTCCGCCCTTGATACCGGACATATCAATCGACAGCTTGATGTCTTTGCTACCTGAAGTAATCTGTTCCGCGAGCTGCTTGCCGGACTCGGCAAATTTTTCCATCAACAGCTTGGCTTGCACCTCATCCGTGATGGGTTGCACGGCAGCTTCGAAAGTGGATAACAGTTGCACGCGCATCGGCTCAGACAAAGTGAGGATGAGTGCCAGGGCGGCTTTGAGTTTTTCTGCGAGTAGATTATGCATGGTTTGAATCTCCTGAAGTAAATGGGTTTGCAAATCGGGGTGTAAAAATGTGGGGGGCGAACCATCCGGCTCGGAAAGCTGCACGGGTTCGTTACCCTTGATAACCGGGCGAATGGTGAGCCCTGCGCCAAACAGCAATGGTCCATGCTGGGCGCGCTTTTCGTTATCTTGAAAATTCTCTGTGTAATCGGCGGACAAATACTTAAAGCCGCGATCCTTCACCGCATCAATCCCATAGGGTGTCCACTCTATGAGAGCGCGCAGCTTGTTACCTTCCACCGTCAGCTTCAGAAAGCGGCCTGCCGCGCCCTTGGAGGGCTCGTGCGCAACGTCCAGAAAGACTTCCTGACCGTAGGTGCCCTTGTTGAAGTTATCGATCATGGAAAGCAGCATCGGGCGCGTGATGTCAAACTCCCCGTAGCGGGGATCGTAGAAATGGCCGATCTTCGTCACCGTCACCCAAGTTTGCGGAGCCTCGCCATCCAGCGATAACGACTTCGGCAACTCGGAAACGAAACGACGCAACCCGTCCGGGTTTGCGGATTCAAGCAAAATTCTGCGTGCGCCTGGCATCAAGATAGTGATCCTCTAAAAAGTCTCCCGCAGCGGGGTGAAGCGAGCGAGCCGTGACCCGCTGCGAAGACTCGACCTTTTCAGGTCAGGCTGAATTCTCGTTGAATAATCGAGCAACAAACAGGCACAAAAGTGGCGTGATAAACCTATAAAAACGAGGGGTTGAGGGGGTTTTTGTATATTTTAAACAAGGGGGGTTGACAATACGAGCAATGCGCGTATTATGGCAATTGTCAGCGCATCGCAGACACCGCGCCTCGGGCTAACAGGGGCTGGAGAAATACCATGCAAGCATCAAACATCATCAGCGCACACCGCCCATCAGCACATCACATACAACGCGCAGGCTTAGGCTATTCGCGCCCGCTTGACGACAACGAACTAGCTACCATCGCCCCCGCAATATTCGCGCCGGATGCACACGGTAGCCGCTCTGATCGTTATGCCTATATACCCACCCTTGACCTGGTAAACGGAATGCGCTCGGAAGGCTTCTACCCTGTCAAGGTGACTCAGGCAGCAACCCGCACCGAAGATAAAAAAGGCTTCGGAAAACATTTAATTCGCTTTCGCCGTCAGGATCAACTGGATGCCGCCGAAGCGCGCGAAGTAATCATCGTCAACTCGCACGACGGATCAAGCGGCTTTCAACTCATGGCTGGCGTGTTTCGCCTAGTATGCTCAAACGGCCTGATCGTCGGCCAAACCGACAACGAAATAAAAGTGCGTCATTCAGGTAATGCGCTCGACAACGTGATCGAAGGCGCGTGCCGCATCGTGGAAGACTTCGACCGCGTAGGCGAAGCCATCGAAAGCATGAAGGCCGTCAACCTAACGCATGAGCATCAAATAATTCTAGGCCGCGCCGCCCTTGCGCTACGTTTCGAAGACCCCGCAAACTGCGGCATCAAAGCGGATCAAATCATCAGGCCGCGCCGTATTGCCGACCAATCGCCCGACCTTTGGACAACCTTCAACGCCGTGCAAGAAAACATCATTCGCGGCGGAATTCGCGGCGTTAAAGCAAACGCAATCGGCCATCTTGCCCGCACCAGGACACGCGAAGTTAAAGGCATCGACCAAAACGTCGCACTCAATCGCGGCATGTGGGTACTGGCTGAAGAAATGAAAAATCTGCTTGCTCACTAATTAAACCTCGCCCGGCGCAAGCCGGGCAGAAGGAGGCAATCATGCAACGCAAAATTTTAGAATTTACCACCACTATTAACCAGGGAAAGTCCAACGAGTCGCATCCAGTTGTCCAGGCGTATCAATGCCGCAATGGGTTAGCCGCCGGGCACCCCGTGCGTCAAGATAGCGATGGCAATTTTAAATATAGCCAAGGCTGGCGCATCTACCATATCAACACCGGGGCTTTAGTGTCAGGCTTGAGCTACAAAGGGGAGAAATTAAACACCCCGGCTCAAGCCATGCGTGCCGCTAATCGCGGGGCGGGACATCGCCTTGTGAGCAGGGTACGCGAAGCGGAAAAAAGAAATCCAACGCCCGCCCAAAAGGTAAAGAATCAACCTCGTATTATTGGCAAATTGCAGGCATGGCCAAAACCCAAACCCGCCGGAAAATTGCCAGGGTGTGAACATATCGCCAAAGATAAAAATCACGCGCTGCTTTCGCTTATTGCTGAAATTGACGCGCAACTATTGCAAGCCCCTGAAAAAAGCGCCTTGTTTCGAGTTTTCACCTTTGGTCGCACAATGTTCAAAATCAATGCCAGGCGCGAAGCCCTGCAACGCTTTCGCGCTAACGTCTTAAAAAACAGACGCGCCTTTGCTGATTCGGCCTTACCCAAGGCGCAGGCGGCACCCGTTCTTAAACCTCAAAAGGAGCAATTCATTATGCAATCTATCGAAGCCGCCAATAGCCCCGCCATTGATCGCGCCCTTGCCGTATTGCGTGCAAGCATTGGAAACGTGCAAACCATCGCGCCACAAACCCACGCCGCGCCCGTTGAGACTGCCCCCATGCTCAAGCCAGCACCGCACGCCGCAAAGGCCGTAGCCCACTCCAAACCGCCGCGCAAAGTGCAAGCAAAGGCCGCTCAACCGGCTCACGATATATGGTTTTATTTCGGTCAACAAAAATCCCGCGCCGAACGTCGCACCGCTTAAGTTTAGGGAATTACATACTTAACTTCCCATTAATTAAAGGAGATTCAAAATGTTAGAACCGGCTAAAAAAGTAAATTCAAACGCGGCTTTCTTCGGTAATTTAGCTTTCTATTTGGGCAAAACTATATACGAGAACCCGCATGTTATAAATAGCGAAGATTATAAACTCTGGGAATCTGCATATAAATCCGCCGCTGTAAATTAGGAACTTAACTATATAGTTCCCTAAGTTTGCATCACCCGGCGGCATGGTGCCGCCGGATTTTTTGGAGAAATGAATGAGTAACCACCCCAATCGAAGCAAAGAGGGAAGCGATGCCAGCAACCCAACACCGGAAGAGATACGCCAAGCCCGCGAAGCGGCAGGGCTGACCCAGACCGAAGCGGGCAAGCTTGTATATACACAATGCCGCGTATGGCAACAATGGGAAGCGATACCCGGAACGCAAGGCTACCGCCGCATGCATCCGGCATTCTGGGAGCTTTTCAACATCAAAACAAATAGCACCCCGGCGCAGCGCCTGAAATACCTGCATTCTCTGCGTGACGGAAAGCATCAGGCTGAATGCACTGAAACAGAATCCGAATATATGGCCCTGCTGAAAGTTTCAGAATTTAATGCATCACCGCGCCCAGCCAGAAAGGCCAAACAGTGAAAACTCTATCCGTTCAACAACCCTGGGCAACGTTCATTGCACAAGGCTGGAAGACCATCGAAGTGCGCACCTGGCGCACCGACTATCGCGGCCCGTTGCTGATCGCCGCCAGTCAAGGCGGCAAACTTCCCGCCAGCGTGACCCACATCGAAGAGGAGGGAATAAGCATTCACATGCCGCGCGGCGTGGCGCTGTGCGTGGTGGATCTGTTAGATATTCGCCCTCTCCGCCTCGCTGATGCGAAAGCGGCAAACCTCGAACCGGAAGACCTGCACGCCGATGGTTGGGCATGGTTACTAGGCAACCCGCGCGCGGTCGAGCCAATACCCATCAAAGGCAAGCTCAGCCTCTACGACACGCCTGATGAGCTTATTCGGGCACAGCCCCCAGCAACGCATCGCCGCTGACAAACTGTTCATGCGGCTGGACTCCCAGCCGCTTTTTAATCTCGCCCATCTCGTCTTGATCGCGGCATACCACTACAAAATAAAACTCGGCACTGTTCGCCCCGCGCATATTCTCAACACCCTTTGCGCGTGCTGCCTTGATCGCCTCCAGCTTTTCCTTCTCATTCTCCACTGCGCGGGTATCTTCAAAAGCATGTGAAAACCGCGCATCGCCGTCGAACATGAAATCGACATCGAGCTGATCGAAACCCATGCCGTTGAAATCCACTCCCAGCTCCAAATTCATCTCGGCCAGTACGTCGAGGTCGAATACACCCTGCGCGGCGGGGTTATTCAGGAATGCCAGCATCTCCAGCTCTTGCTTGTCGTCGAGGTCGCAAAAGCTCACGTCGAGCTGATAATCGTTCGCCCGCGTCGTCTCGTTGTACTTCTCCAACTTATCCAGTACAGCAAGACGCTGATGCCCACCTACGATCAACATCGTGCGCCGGTTAGCGCAAATCGGCGTAATCATGCCCACCTCATCAACTTTGCCCTTTAGCCGGTGCTGCGCGCTTTTGGCAATTTTGCGCGGGTTACGCGGATGCGGGCTGATCTCGTGCCGCCACACGCGGCCCATTTCAAACTGCTGGTGTTTGGTAACGCTCACGGCAATGTCTCCCCTGACTCTTCGCACTCGCGAATAAATTTTTCCACCCCCGCACCGACAAACGGGAAAAATTCCTCGATTTTCGCGTAGTCGTCGGGATAGTGCTTGCGCACCTTGTACATATCTTCCGGGTCGAGCGACCGGAACGAATGCCCCAAAAACCGCGACTCCGGCGAAACTTTGAGCTGGTGCTGTGCCACATAGCGCAACACATCTTCCTTGCGGAAATACGCCGCCGGATAAAACCGCCCACGTGGTACATCAATGCTGCCCGACTTTTTCATCATCGCGCGCCGCACAATCGAATCGGCGATGCGCTCACCGGCGGCGATCCAGCGTTGCCCTGTTTGCAGCCGCACGTAATGGTACAACTCGTTAAAACTCACTACCGGCACCGACAAATCGTGATGCCTGAACAACCCGTAGCGCAAAAACTCGCTCAGCTCGGGATGAGGCACCCGCAAAATCTCGATCCCATATTTATTCTCATACCAGCGCAATGTCGCCTCTTGAAACGACAAGCCCGGCACTTGGTACATAAAGAACACATGCACGCGCTTGAAATGCCGCATGCACATATCCAGCACGACCACTGAATCTTTCCCACCCGAAAAGCTGACAATGACTTCGGGGGAATACCGGCAGGCTGCCTTCACCGGTTCGAAGAGCAGGTGCAGACGGGCTTGGTGCTGCGTTTCTCTTTCTAGCCATGATACTCACCTCCTCTCTATGCCTGATTAACTACCTGCGTTCGCATTTGAATTTCGTCTGAATTCTCTATTTCTTTCAGATCGATTATTGTTTGTCATCGCCTTCCAATACTTCCCGTTTTTTACATCCTTTGCGTAGCAATATTCCCAAAGCGTATGAGCAGATTCACCAAGTTCGGCAACATCTTGCAGCCACTGTGCTTTCTGATCCTCGTTCATTTGTATTTATCCTAATTAGAAATTCGTTTCTGTACCGCCGACCATTTCGACCGGATCATCCCTTTGGATAGCTTTCCCTGGTCGAACACCTCGGCCTTGTTCACCCCCAGCGCGCCTTGCCGTTGTTCTGGAGTCAGTCGCGCCAAGGCTTCCATGCTGCTTTCTTTGCCTGCCTGATCTTCTGCGGTTACCTCATCCTTGAACACGGTTTCCAGAAAGCTCAGTGTGTTTGGGTGCGCTGGCCAAGGGCATGCCTCGCGGCTGGGATAGACCCCTTCGCCTAGCCCGAACAGGTTTTGCGTGGACAGCAAATCACAGATGTCCGGCTTCGGGTGAGCAGGGGAGAGCACAAAGCGCACGCCCGCCGTATCGGGTAGTGAAAATGCGCTCTTGAAATACGCCTCGCCGTGCGCCCGGTTAATCTCGGTACGCATCAGCCTCATTGCGTTATCCATCGGGCTTCCTTGCCCGGTCAGCAGCTCGCCCGTGGCGTTGCTCATTGCTTGTGCGTTGCCCTCATTCATCTTGTCCGCGATGTCTGCCGGAACGCCTTGCCCCTTCATCATCAATTCCCGCGCTGACTGCGCCGCGCCGTGGCCTTGGATAATCGCTTGCTCGATATGGTTCACCACCACATCCCGCGCATGCCGATCCAGCCGCCAGAGTCGATCTGATAACTGCAAACCGTCCGCAGCAACAAAGGTGCGTACAAACTGCAACGCCTCGTGGTTGATCGTCATCGCCGCCGCCGAAGACAGCATCGCCGTAGGGGCGTATGGCAATACGCCCGCACTCGCCGCACCCATTCCCGCCGCCGTAAACGGCGCGGTACCGGAATCCGCCGCCGCCGCCAAACTCCCATCCAGCAACGCGTTACGCGCTACCGACAATTGCTTGAGCCGATCTTGTACCTGTGCCAACACATTCTGCAATTCCGACAACATCACGTTACCGTCACGCCCCGCCTGAGAAGCGATGCGCTGCGCGATGTCGTTGGCGGCCTGCCGGTAGAGCTGCCGCAATTCTTCCAGCGCGGAAGCGTCCAATGCCACAACCTCGCGCTGTGCAGCGAGGGTGGCGCGCTTGATGGCGGCTTGAGTAGGATCAGCCATTGCTTATTGCCGTCCCACTGCCACCCTTGCGCTCATTTCCCGGCGTGATACTGACGTTCGGTACCGCCGCCGCTGCCGGTGTATCCGATGGGTACGGGTCATAGTTCTCCGCCTCCCATTTTTTGCGCCGCTCAACGTAAGCTGGGTCGTAGCCAAGCTCTTCCCATACCAATCCTTTCGGCAATCCCAAAGCTTGTAGCTTTAATGCCCTGTCAGTAGTTTGAGATGGGGATTCGGTGCGGCGCTCTGCAAACACGATCTGGAAATCTTCATCGTCCGGGTTGACGCCCTTCAGTAGCAGATGCAGCCGGAATCCTTGCTCGTAAGCAAAGGCGAGCGTGTCCTGAAACACATCAATATTGTCGTAGTACATGCCCTTCACATCGTCCAGAATGTCGCGGCTCAGCCCGTCGCTGTAACCCATCATTCCCTTCGGTACAGGCGTTCCGGCAAAGAAGGTATTCAGCAAATGCACGATGTCGCCGATCTCGGAAAGAGCAGCATCGCCCTGCACCGAATTCACGCCGCCTTCCTTGTTCGTGTAGTAGTCGGTAGTTGCGCCCTGCGCCTGATCTTTTTCCACCTGATCGCGATAGGCTTGCACTTCGTCGGTGCTCGCGCCTTTAAGCACGTGCACCATACGCAACGGTGCGCGCATCCGACGACGGATAACAAGGTCTTCTTCGGCCATGCTCAGCTTGCGCCAAGTAGTGCGCGAAGCGTCCAGTAGCGGCCTGCCTAAGCTGCCCATGTCGTCGTAATTGTCGGGGTCAAAACGCGCAACCGTCAGCTTATAAAGCGGGAAGCTGGCCAACTCGCCGCCGGTAAAGATGTCGCGCTGGATATAGGCCTTGGTCACATCTTTAAATCGTCCGTCCGCGTCTACGTTCGGCATGATCGTTTCAGCGGGCATCGCCACCGATCCCACTACGTTCATTTGATCGTCAAATATCCATTGCAGCGGCAATGAACCCTGCATAGCCAGTAAGCGGGCATCTGATTTTAATTTCTCCACGCGGTTGAGTTGCAAGTTGCGCTGAAAATCTTTCCATTCGCCATCCAGTTGAGTGCTCTCTTGCCCTTGTTGCAAAATCAAACCACCCTTCACGGTATCAAGCGCGATCTGCGCATGAATGCGCCGCACCCGCCCGTCTGTCCGTTCCATTTCGCGGATGTCGAGTATGGCTTGCCGCAGGTCTGGATCAACCCAGAACAGCCGGTACATATATTTCATCTGCGCTTCAGGCGTAGGGCGGCGGCCTATTTCGCTGGTAGCCGCATTCTGCGATGCGGTTTCGTTCGGCAACAAATGTTCCGCTGGAGCCGTGCTAACAGCAGGCTTTCGCCGCAATAAAATATCAAGCAGTCCCATGTTTAACTCCTGCCCGAAAGCGCATGCACCACTGCGCGAAAAATATAATCTTTCGCCTGCTGCTCTTTTGGAAGTTGGTTAAATGGAACCATACACGGATGAGTCTTTTTTTCTGGGTCTTTAACATCTCCATATACCCAGCCTTCATTGATTTTTTGATTCATCCAGCTTATGTGACTTGCCTCTGGTCCGAAGTCGCCCATCGTATGAAGATCAACGCCCATTCTGGCTGAAATGCGCTGCCACTCAGGAGCGTCATCCCATTTTGGCTGACTGTTATCACCCATTGCTGCGCAATATGCAGCGTTAATTTCATGACATACCCGAGCAATATTTTCCTTATTCATTTAAAACTCCTTTCGTATGTAAAATCACTTCGCCGACACTGCGCCAGCCGTCCATCATTCCCAAATCGTTTAACTCTTTAAGCATCGGCCCCAGCTCCGGCATGTGCATGCGCACCATCTCCCGATTCTCGGCCACTTTCGCTTTTTCGATTTCCGTCAAATCCCGTAACGGTTTTTTTACCGGCTCGGGGTAGGGCGGCTCGCGCTTCACGAAAAAATGCGCCTTGCTCATGCCGTCCCGATCATCTTTCCGCCTCCGGCAAAGAGATCCCCATCAACTGATCCCGTGTCTGCACGCGGCTGGCGATCACGGTTGGCACATCCTCTGCGCCGCGACATTGCAGCGCCCATACCGCCGCGCACATGGCATCAAACAAGTCATCGCCGACCTTCGTATCGGCTTGATTGAACGAGGAGTAATCCGCTTTTGTTTTTTCTTCTTTGATGTTGCCCAGGTGCCGCACGAGGTCACGCCAGTCAATACAAGCAGGATCATCCTCTTCAAAAAATGGCATTGCCGCTCGACCGTTATGGAACACACTGCGCACGGCGGAAGCCATTGCATGCTTGGTCATGCCTTGAAATCGAATGGGTGAAAACGGCCATTGCGTCCACGTACTTTGCGAACTCTTGCCGTCGCCGACAGTTTTGATATCTACTTCCACCAACCCTTTACGAAACAGCAGCTCGTTCACCGAGGTCATCAGCCCGATACCGTAAGCATCGCCCATCGCATAGTCGGGTCGGAAATATTCCCACTCCGCCAGCAGGTCGCGCTCGATCACGCCCTCATCGGTATCCGCTGGCCAAGTGCGCACGCGAATCGTCACCACAAAATTACCGATCAATTCCGTCACGACTAACGCGCTGCGCGAGGCATGAAGACTTTCCCCGTGTCCAAGATGGTCGTAGCCAAAAGAGAGAATGCCGCGTTTCTTGTAACGCTTGCCCGGCAACGGCTCCACGATCTCCATCCCCGCCGCCAGCCCGACGGTCTTCGCCTTCTGAATATGCTTTTCCCAAATCCAGTTCGTCGCCGCAATGTTCATGCACAAAAACTGCCTCAGCCACTCGCCTTCCGTCTGCTGGGCACGCATCGAGTCCACCCAATCCCGGCTAATAATCCCCAGCTCCTGCCCCATGTACACATCTACAGTCGGGAGAACGTGATATTTGCCTGAATTGATAAGCCCTTGCAGTACGTCTGCCCCCTTGAATACGCCTGAGATACGAATTGATGGCTCGATCTTGATGCTCATCCCCAATCGTTCGGATGCGCCCAACATCGGCAGAAAGCGCGACAGCAATCTATCGGCGGGCATATCGTCAACTTCTTCCAATGAGGCCATCGCTAATGAGTCGCCGTCGATCTGCCCCATGATCCCGTAAGCTGTTACCTTCGAGCCGTTGGCAAACATAAATCCGCTATCGTTTAACCTCTGCCGACCTCGATTGAACGCGATATAGGCCGCCAACATCGGGGAGCGCTTGATCGCTTCCAGCATGTAATTCAGATTGTTCATACTCTGTTTCTGACGCGGCGCAACGATACCCAGCTCCAATCCCGGCGAGGTCGCCATCGTTTCAAGGTTATGAAGTTCTTTCGTAGAAGTCTTACGCGTGCGTCGGCAAGAAAAATCAATCGTGTTGCAGTGCTGATCCATCTCAATCATCCGCAATACCTGCATCACATCGAGATTCACGTTATGAACGTGCTTGTGCCACAACGCATGCTGCTTGATTCCCGTCACGGGGTCGGGTAGGGCGTAGCGCATGATCTCCACCTCGGCGCGATTCGTGAGGCGGATACGCGTGGATTTATTGACACGCTCAGCCACGATCTACGCCGATCTGTTGCGCTTGATGCTCCAGCAATACCGGATCACGTGCCTTATTTATCCGCGCTGCCTCCATCACGCCGCGCAACCCTTCCAACGCCTCGACCTGTCTGCGCTGGTAATCGCCCAACTCTTCGCGCTGCGCTGCCCCGTCATTCAGCTTGCCCAGCTCTGCATCTTCATCCTCAATAATCTTAGCTGTCATGCCCATATCAGAGAGCGAAAGCCCGGTGCGCGTCAAAATCTCACCCAACGGCCGGAACAGCGGATGCGCTTCGATATTTGAAATAATTCTGGATTGTGTGTTTCCGTCCGCGTCCTGATAGAAATACCGCGCAATGATGCAATTGCCATCCTTGTCGGTCGAGCACTCCGGCGTAGTGATCTTCACTCCGTCTGCGATGATGGTCTGGAGAATCTGCTGCAACACCGCAAAAATAGAAGCCTGCAAATCCGCATAGATTCCCATCAAGTGCTTGGGATTTCGCTGCTCAAAAGCGGCGTGATGCACCATAAACAACTCGGTCTTTTTCACGCAAGCCGGTTGTGTCCTGCAATGATCTCGGTTCACATCGCATGTTTTACAAAATGCATAGCCGTCAGGCTTGGAAGGGAAGTAGGTTGCCGTGCGCGCCGATAGCCCGTGCGACATCGCATTAAACCGTGTGCGTAGCGATTCGTCCTTAGTGGGATGACCTTCAAGATTCGCGGCGGTTGCCGCCTTGCCATCCTCAGTACGCGGCCCGGTTGCGTTAACGTAAGCCTTCAGCAAATTGCGCTGCCAGTGAACTTGTCCGCACTCGGTCCCGCATTTCGGGCAATCAGCAAAATACTCAAAAGGATGATGCTCTAATTCTGGCGCAGAAATAATCCTTCTCGGCTCGACCGTAAACGTGTGTTTATCCGGCTTGCAGTAAAAGGTAATCGCGGAAAGTGGGGAGGAACGGTCTTTTGCCAT